CCATCAATGATTCTTGCACCATTGGGTAAATTAACCATTTGAACAACGTCAGCGATAGCTGCAGATGCTAATGTAACATCAGCAAATGCAATTCTCATTCTTCCGCCTTGTTCATTCGTATCAATCTTTTCAGAAGGTACGTTTTGCGACCATTTAGTTTTCTGGTTTGAGTATAATGTAGCCATTATATTTTCTCCTAGTTAGTTAGTTATTATTCGTCGCAAGCAATTTGCACAACTTTTTCTTCTTCCATTCTAGTTGCGCCAATGCTCATGCAGTAATAAACTTGAGTGCTGTAAGATTTATCAGCTCTCTCGTCAATTCTTGCCATAACATCTTTACCAACAGCTAATTTAATAGCATCCGCTGTAAAGGCATAACATAGTCTGTCGTCAGTGTTAGTTGCATCAAATGCTAATCTATTGCTAACAATAAATTTAAAACCTAAGAAAGAGTCTACTTGACCCTGAGCTAGAGCTTTAACTGTATTGAAATCAGCAGATGTGATTTGCGTTGTTCCTAATAAATCAGAGATTTGTTTTGGTCCACATACAAAGTATCTTTGTATAGATGGATCAACATCATTTACATCTAGGATTTTTTTAGCTTCCAACAATTTAGTTATAGTCAAACCATCAGTTTGTGATGAACTGTAAGGTTTTTGACCAGCAGGTAGAGATACCGAAGTAGCTCCTGTTTCTCCTGTATAACTTGTGCCGCCAAGAGCTGTAATGATAACATCATCCATCGCTCTTCCCATAGCAGCAGCCGCAGCTTTTGCATAAGAAGAAGTTGGATCAATTAGCATTCTAACTTTATCTTGGTTATCTATTAGATCAGCCCACTCGTAGTCTCCAAGACTAACTCGTCTACGACTGTGAGGGGTATCTACTTGCGGGGTATCAGAGTGGCGAGATGTTCTTAGAACAGCAGTAGTTTTTCCTACTTGATCAAAGAAAGCATTTTTGCCAACGATTGTTTCAACATCCGCAGCGCTTCTTAAATACGATCCCATTTGTTGAGATAGCATTTGTACGTTTGAACTGTACTGCTGTACAAAAGCAGTTGTTATTTGATTTGACATATTGTCATCTCCATTGGTTAAGTTTAATTAAAATAAACGAATGGATTTTCCACAACGTGGATCTATTCTAGAATTTTACATCTTCGTAGATGTTTGTCTCTTCCAAATGCCAATAGGGTCTAAAAGATTATCCTAATGATTTGCTCTATACATCAGATAACTGCTGACGTAAAGCAAAAACTTCTTGTACAGCTTTATCATGATTTGGATGTGATTTATTCCAATATGCAGATCCTGGCGCTTGTAATTTAGCTATTTCATTCTCTATTTCATTAGGAGTTAAATAGTTTGGACCAGCTTGTCCCACAAAACTATCTTCACCTACCATATCAGCTAATTGAGCAAATGCTTTAACAACTTGAGGATGATCACCTAATTTAGTGCCATTTTCTAAGTTCATATTTAAAACATCTTCACCAACATATTGTCTAGCAAGTTGAGATGCTTTAGTTATTTTTTGTTCAAAAGCTCTGCCATATTCTTTACGAAGTATTTGCTCACTTTCAACACGTGCTGTTTCAGCAGCAGCATCTAAACTTTGTAAGTTTTCTTGCATGATATCATTATAAAATTTAACAATACCATCTGCTTGTTGTGGTAATAAACCAAGTTTATGAGCTTGTTGTGAAAAATTTTTTAGCGCATTTTCATCAATGGTAGACTCTTCACCGATATTATATTTATATTCTTCTGCTGATTTGGGTCTGCCTAGTTTATCAAAAACTACATTCCAATCTTCCTCAGTTGCATGTTTATTAGGTAGTGGTATTTTTTCTACACCAACTAATTTTTGCGCATGAATATAACTTTTAGCTAAACTATTAATATCTTTAATAGGTGCTAAAGATTTATCTGCTCTGATATCTTCTGCTAAACCAGCTCTCCAATCTGCGGCAGCTTGTTCAACTACACTTGTAACATTATTATTTACTGGAGAAGTCGCTGGACTTCCAGATGGTTGAACTACTTGTTCCACCACTCCCTGTTGATCACTCATTATTTCCTCCATTTTTTTTGTTGATCATTGATTTAATAAATAGATAGACAGATCTTTGTCCCTCTAAATATGCGCTCTCATAACTATCTCCTTTAACAAAAGTAGTTACGTTAGCATTACATCTTCGCTTTAGATCCTCAAGAACTTTTTCTCCATTCTCAGATCCAAAACAAATCTTATAATCTGTTACTAAATTTTTTATATCTTTATTCACTTATCGCTTTTAATGCAGGAGCTGCTTTACCGGCTGCCTCAGCAGTTTGTAATTCTTGTTGCATCTGCATTTGTTGTTGTTGCATTTGTTCTCTTTGCAAGCGAATTTGTTGTACTTCAGTATCTGATTTCATAACCTTAGCAGGTATTCCTAAAATATCCTGTATGTATTTTACTAAACCATTTACATCTATGTGATCAAACACAGGAGCTATGTTTTGTAAAGAACCAAATATTTCAACACCTCGCATGATTGAGGATAACTCTGAAGTCTTCTGAGCTTTAGCTAATGGTGATACGTATTCTATTTCAATATCTTGATTTCCTAAAAACTCAGGTGGTTTTGGAAATTTGTTATTTCTTAATAGAATATTAAAAGCTCTTGTAATTAATGGTTGTAATAATTCTGATTGTAGTCTGCCAAGCACTGGACCCAACAATCTCATTTTTTCTTCTGTTCTTTGTAATACTTCTGTTGCAGTCATTTGTGGACCAGTTGATGTCATAAGTTGATCAACGAAAAAATTCTCTCTAATTGCTTTACGTCTTTGCTCTTCCATGTTTAAACCTAATGGATTGTTAGCTCCAATATTCATTGGTTCAATTTTATCTCTAGTTCCAGCTCTATAGTAATTTAATCCTCCAGGTATGGTTCTTATTGGTAAAAGAAAACCATCATCAGGTACAAGCAGCGGAGGATCTATTTGTTTTTGTGCAGCTCTAATAGTTGTTTTAGACATTGTATTTAACATCTTAACATCTGCTAAAGCATTCATTGCAGGTGATCTTCCATAAATTTCATTAGATGCTTTTAAGTATCTAGGTACAACGTATGGGAACTCTTCATAACCACCTTCTTTTAAAACAGCTCCACTGTCTGGATCTACATAAACTGAATAATAAGGTTTACCTTTATTTCCTTTTGCAATTTTAAATTCTTCATTTGGCATTACTAAATGTAATATTGGAACTTCTTCGTATGGATATGATTTAGCTTTATCTTTTAAATTTTTAGGTAAGTTTTGTTCGCCAAATTTTAATGATACTGTTCTGGCTGGTAGATAAAATTTTCTAAGCAAACTATCTACCATACCTCTTTCATCTTCGGTGATAAAAATTTCTGCAATATAAATAGTTCTAAATCTTAGATCGTCATTAACATCTTCTTCAATCAACATTGCTGCTGTACCAAAAGAAATTAAATCGTGGTATAATTCAAATATTTCTTGTTGAAAATTTGATGCTGAAAAAACTTTGTACATAACATCTGTACAAGACTCTAACCATTCTTTTGCTTCATCATCTTTATCAAGATCTGTATTACGATATCTTAAATAAAAAAATGGTGATGCAATATTAGTTAGCATTCCATGTAATGATGCTGACAATAATTCTAAAGAATGAATTGCTGTACCATCAAAAATTAGTTCGTGTCTTTTGTCTCCCTTAGATCTTTTTTTTGTAATGTCTGCTTTTCTTGGCATCATGTAATCAGCAACTTCTTGCCAATGCTCTTCCCAAGTTTGACGTTGAGTATTCAAACTTTGGTATCTATCTAATACCAATTTTGCTTTTGGATTCATTGCCATATTATGCGCCTAATAAAGTTTTAGTAGAAAGAGTAGTCTGATCGTTTACACCAGATGGAGATGTAAGTATAGTCATAGATCTACCTTTTCTTTTTGCTTTTAATAATCTTGATGTTTCTCCTTGCTCAACTTCTGCCTGAGTAGGTGATGATAAAGGTTGTGGTTTCGGAGCGTCTACTTGTGGTGCAGCTACAGCAGCAGGAATATCGGATGACTTTCCTGTTACAACAGATTTAACTAAATTAACAACTGGTTTTGCTCCACCCATATTAAGCTCCTAATAATGTTTTTTTAGTTACTGATGCTTCATCAGTAACTCCAGAAGATGAACTAAGTACAGTTGATGATCTTCCTTTTCTTTTAATTCTTAACAATCTTTTTGTTTCACTTGCTTCTTTTGCTTCTTCTTTTTTTTCTTCTTGTTTTGGTTCTTCTTTTTGAACTTCTTTTATAACACCCTGAGCTTTTGCCATTCCTAATGCTTTAGTTAATGCTCCTTTTGCTCCACCCATATTATTCTCCTAGCAAAGTTTTCTTTTGTAAAGTTTCATCTTCTGTTAATCCTTGTGGACCAGTTAAGATTGTAGATGTTCTACCTTTACGTTTACGTTTAATTTCAGCTTGTTCAGCAGCAACTTTTGCTTTTCTTTCTTCATCATCAAAAGCAGGTGGCGGCGCTGGTGGTGGTGGAGGAGGTGGCGGCGCCGGAGCTTTAGGCATTAAAAATCCCATCGCTATTCTCCTAAAAATTTTGTTAAGTTTTGTAACATGCTAAACCCATATTATATTATTTACTGTTCGTAAATACCTTATTTAGAAAAGATCTTATACTCAGAATCTGTAGCTCTAGGCATAGACGTACTCTTTGTTAAAACATCATTAACTGATAATGCTAAATATCTAAAAGCATCGGCTGCATGCGAAGACCAGGCATGTACAGGTTTGCTATGAAATATCTTCATCTTTTCGTTATATTTTCTATGGTAGTGTCTCAATGCATCAACTAGATGTTTACAATTATCCATGTCAATCCAGCATCTAGGTAAGATCATTTTAGCAGAATGGATCCCATCTTCCAGCGGCAGTTTCGGCAAAATTTTAAAATTGATACCTAGCTGATAAGCAACATCTCTTCTAGTCTTGCCAGAAGAAAATTCAGTAACTTCTATATCATGAGGTGCATAATGCGTTTTATAAAAGTAATCTTTCTTGCTAACAATATCGCAGTAGTGTGGTAAACCTTCTTTGTTGTTTTCGTAATAATCTATTATATGAATTGCAGCTCCTACCTGTTGATAAAATATTATTGCTGTAGAATCTCCAACTCCAATATCCCAAGATGTATTAACTGGGAATGCCGGATTGTAAGGAACTCTAGTTAATTGTTTTTTATCTTCTAAATCTTTTATAATAGATCCAAAAATAGATCCGGATATATTTGCTATCCAGGAGCATTCAAATTCTTGTTGATATTTTTCTTCACCCATCTGCTCCCTTGCAGCTTTTAATTCTCCTTCATCAACTATGTTTGTTTTTGATGCTGGAGCTGTATAAGCAAACCAATCATCATGGGTTAATGCATATTGATATAATTCATAAAACTGATTTGACATTCCGGCAGGTGTTCCAATAAATACGCACCATCCTTTTCTATCCGATAAACAGGGTCTAAGAACCTCGTTCCAAAGTGTAGGATCTATTTGCGCCATCTCATCGCAACAAGCTCCATCTAAAAATATACCCCTAATGCTATCAGGTGTTTCAGAAGATAGCAGGGTTATTCTGGCGCCATTGGGTAAATCGCATCTCAATTCTGTTTCGTGAAATCTAACTCCAGGTATTACTCCTGCATATTGTTTTAAATAATCCCAAGCAATGTTTTTCGCCTGGCGATATGTTGGAGCGATATAGGCATATCTAGGATTCTTTTTTGTGTTTAGCAGTGCCTCAATAAGTAAATGATTAATTAACATAACCGATTTGCCGAACCTTCTATGACAAGCAAGTACAGAAAAGCGGAACTCTTTTAGCTTTTCATGCAGCTCTTTTTGCTGTGGTCTAGGATCGTAAGGTATATCAACTATCATTAGTGTATCTTTGGCATGTCAGAAATATCATCTATTTTATGATAATCAATTCCAATCTTTTTTAAAACTTTGTTTGCGAATTTATCCATGTGATCACTATCCTGGAATCCATTAAAATGAATTACCAAAGAACCAGAATCTTCATTTACAAATAACAGTGCTGTAATTAATGCGTCATTGTCTTTAGACATGGTGATCGTGTGCCTGTGTGTGTGAAATTCCCAATATAGATATAAATAATTTTGGCGCCAGTCGGCTTGGGTATACCCCCCAAAATGTTCTTGGTTTGTTCGCCAAAATCCTAATAAAATAGTTCCGATAATTAACAGTTATCACCCATGCAGTGCAACATAAGAGTAATTTATTACTAACGATAACTAAGGTTATCACTAGCAACCTGTAAGTGTAAGTAAATAAGCCGCGTAAAATATAGAAAGAACTCCATAACGCGCGCGCAAGACTGTGTGCCAACGTATACATTAACCAACTATTCCACATTATCAGCATCAACCTGTATTGTTTTCTTAACCTCTCCACCCCAACGTATAGTGATTGTGTTATCCTGTTTAATCTCTTGCTTAGACTTCTCACCAAAGATATCCGATATCAATTTACTAACCATCCAACGTACATGCGTTAGCTTCTCTCGCCAATACATCATCTCCTGATTACTTTTAGGATTTGCTAGCTCTTCGTTAATCTCATCAAGCAAAGTAAATGCACCAATCCTTCGTGCTTTCATTACTGTTAAATAAATCTTATCATCCTCACGCATCCACTTGTAAACAGTAGATAAGCTCGGCATCGTTTTGTCTTTACAAATTTTAGTGAGTGGTATTCCCTTCTCTAACTCAGTAGAGATTTTATCAAGTGTTATTAACTGTTGAGCTGTCTTCTCCTGGATCTCGCTGCTTAATGTATTTTGCTCTGAGTTCATCTTCAGTTAAATGTTTTAAAAACTTTAAGTTACGTAATGCTCTGAGTTTACCTTCAATCGTCTTAGCATTCCAATCACTCATTCCTCCATGATTTTTACATCTATAAAAACCAGACTTCATTAGATAACCCTTAGCTTTACAACGTACAGTATATTTACTACCCCTTGTCATACTATCGCACTGTATCTTATGTAAAGGTTTTCCAACCATATCTTGTGGATCATTTAAGCGAACATACAATCTATTGCAACACATAAGTTATAAACACTAATCAGGTATTGGTTCTTGTTTTTTGAATCTGTGTATTTTAAACCTCTTGCCGCTAACCCTCTCCTCAACGCACACAAATTCCCCCTCAATACCAATAGGTTTAAATTTAACTAAGTATTTATCATCCAGAGGAATGGGGGATCTGGGATTAAACTCTGTTGGGTTTTTACTAAAATTTTTATATCTAGTATTATAGTTATATATATCTAGTTTATTATTATGCCTGTGAGGCACATCTGAGTGTTCTGTGAGGCACATCTTGTTTTGAAGCGGTAATGTATAAGATTGCGTGGATCTTAGTCTATGCACGATTATAACCTTTAGTCTAGCAAGCTCCGCAATGGAACGTCTTACAGTTGAATATGATAAACCTGTTAGCGAACTGATAGTTTTCATCTTGGGGAAGCATTTTTTCGTCTTCTCATTCCAAAAGGTAACCAGTGCATAATAAACTAATTTAGATTGTGGGGATAACTTATCGTGTCTCATAATCACCGGATCTAATTTGTGATACAAGCTCATTTATAGACTAACCTGTTTCCTTAATACAAAACTTCTTGTGATCTTCGTGATACTTAGCCATTTCACCAATCCAATCCTGTACACTTAATTGGAACATCTGCGATTTGAATGGTGCTATTTTTTGTACCCTAAAACCGATCACAGCACCCTTAATTTCATCGTATTGATAAAATACCAGGTAAGCATCCAACTTAGCTCTCTCAGCAAGTCTTCGTGTTGTTGTAGATGTTTTGTATGTTTGGTTTTTATCGTAACAAGTCTCGGCAAGAAATAAAGGTTCGTA